TTATTAGATAATTTTACATTTTAACTATTTTGTAACGATTTTCATTTTAATGATATATTCTTTTTCAACAATTTTGATTATTTATTGACATTATTTTTTTTGTTTAGGTGTTTTGAATGCAAGGATTTTTCAATAAGTATTTGAGTAAATTTTCCATAGTAGAATTTAATTAAATGAATTAATTTAATTAAATTAAACAAAAAACGTAAAATTTTTTTCTTTAGCAATATTATAACAACATAAAATGGCAGGAGGATTAATGCAACTTGTAGCCTATGGCGCCCAGGATGTTTATCTGACGGGAAACCCTCAGATTACTTTTTGGAAAGTATCTTATAAACGTCACACCAACTTTGCAATGGAGTCTATTGAACAGACTTTTAACGGACAGGCTGATTTCGGTCGTCGCGTGACTTGCACCATTAGCCGAAACGGCGACCTTGCATACCGCACTTACCTTCAGGTCACTCTTCCTGAAATTAACCAGAGTATGAGGAACAGTTCCACTGGTGTCACCGGCGTTTATGCCCGTTGGCTTGATTTCCCCGGTGAACAGCTCATTTCTCAGGTTGAAGTTGAAATCGGTGGTCAGCGCATTGACCGCCAGTACGGTGACTGGATGCACATCTGGAATAACCTCACTTTGCCCGTTGACCAGACCGCTGGTTACTACGGAATGGTTGGAAACACCACCGAACTCACCTTTATTACCGACCCTTCATTCAATGATGTTGACGGTCCTTGCCAGAGCAACGCCCCTCGTCAAGTTTGCGCTCCCCGCAATGCCCTCCCTGAAACCACTCTCTATGTGCCCTTTCAGTTCTGGTACTGCCGCAACCCCGGTCTTGCCCTCCCCCTTATCGCTCTTCAATACCACGAAGTCAAGATTAACCTCGATATTCGCCCCATTGACGAGTGTCTGTGGGCTGTTGGTTCTTTGAACACCGCCGCCTGCCCCACTGAAGGTGGTCGTGTTACTGCCGCTTACAACCAGTCCCTCGTTGCCGCATCCTTGTATGTCGACTACGTGTTTTTGGACACTGATGAGCGCAGGCGCATGGCTCAGAACCCCCACGAGTACCTCATTGAACAGCTGCAGTTCACTGGTGATGAATCCGTTGGTTCCTCTTCCAACAAGATTAAACTCAACTTTAATCACCCCGTGAAAGAACTCATTTGGGTCGTTCAGCCGGATCAGAACGTTGACTATTGTTCATCCCTGGATTGCAATCAGCTTCTCTACCGTCTTCTCGGCGCCCAGCCCTTCAACTACACTGACGCAGTTGATGCCCTTCCCAATGCCATTCACGCATTCGGAGGTCCTGATGCCGTTGAACAATACATTGATGCTTCCGGTCTCTTCTACGATGCTGGTGCTGTTGATGATGAGGCCAATAATGCTGCTACTGACCAGTGGTGGAATCCTGTTCACGGCGGCGCTTACAACGAATCCAATATGGCTCAAGGAACCACATTTAACCCGGCCCCTGGACACATCTACACCAACTCCGGTGTGTCTGATGCTGGAACCTTTGTTCTGTCTGAGACCTCTCTTCCCCTGCATTGCTGGGGTCAGAACCCCGTCGTGACTGCCAAACTTCAGCTCAACGGTCAGGACCGCTTCTCTGAGCGTGAAGGAACTTACTTCGACCTCGTTCAGCCCTACCAGCACCACACCCGCACTCCCGACACCGGTATCAACGTGTATTCGTTTGCGTTGAGGCCCGAAGAGCACCAGCCTTCCGGCAGTTGCAACTTCTCCCGCATTGACAATGCAACTCTTCAGCTTGTTCTTTCCAACGCCACCGTTGAGGGAACCAAGACTGCCAAAGTTCGTGTCTATGCCACCAACTACAACGTTCTCCGTGTAATGAGTGGTATGGGTGGTCTTGCTTACAGCAATTAAACACTGTTTGTGCGTGTTACAATCATTACAGTTACAATTTTATTTTAATTATTTTAATATAATTATGCATTGCATTAAATTATATTAAAAAACAAAATATGTAATTCATGATATAAGTATTTTATAAATGCAGTGTATCTTCAAAAATAAAAAACAAATACAAACGCACACAAGTACTCCATCTATTATACGAATTGACATTTACATCGTTTGTGTTTTTATTTTTATATTTGTTTTTTATTTAATATCCACTAAACGAATAAATTCAAAATCTAGAATGGATGACTCAAGCGTAGTTCATAGTCTTCAAAAATGGACTTTGTCATTCTGTCAATTTCTGGACCAGTTGAAAAGTCTTGCTCAAATTCTGAACGAGACATTGCCAGCGACAACTCCTCTCGAATGCTTTCATCCATATTTTCCATGAACCAGTCTCTAAACTCATAATATGCTTTCCAGTATTTAATGTACCCTCCCATAATAAACAATTTCAGCACATTTTTCACATAGGTTTCATCAATCGGTGTTGCATTTTCTTTATCGGTGGGATTCAAAAGTTCTTCATAGTTTAATTCTTTATCAAACTGACCTAGAAATCGGGCAATAAGTCTCGTGTCACTGTAACCCTTACAGTGTCCACCAAATCCAAAATGATATTCAAATTCTGAACGGTGCACTTGTTTGATTGGGCGCTCCAGCGCCACAAGAATGGGCTTTCCGAAAACAAAGGTTTTTATTTGTGCGACACGGACGCATGTCTCTGCATATTGGTTATATTCCACATTCCATTCAAGTCCAGTTGTGGCGTGCATTTCGCAAAATTGTTTTGAAAATACATCACTCACGGTGTGAATCATGTATCCTCTTGTAACATAATATTTTTTATGCAATTCTTTGAATTTATTTACAACATCACCTTTTGTAATTTTTTGAGCCGGCGTAGTAGTAGCCAGCAATGGTTTTGATTCAGAATCGGCAGAGCTCATCATTTTGTGTATTGGTATCGGGTTGGAGTACTTGTATTTGTGTTCCTATGCTATATTAATTGTGTCCGACTCTTTATATGGGTTTGCATATATTATTTGTGGTGACACGCACCACACCACACCTGTTATGCTATGCAGAAGAGAACAATTTGTTCATGTTATCCGCCTCGAGTTTATTGGTAGAAGGTAAAAACAAATTTTTAATCAAGTCGTCGTCTCGAAATCGAATAGTGTAATCTTGCTGAATGCTGTTTCTGCCGACACGTCCCATTGCCTGAATTGTTTTTTCCTGCGTCATGTCGTGTAAATCGCGTCCAATGTATCCGTGACAAAACTGATAATTTGTCCCGTAAATATAGTCAGAAGATGCAATAATTAAAAACAGTTTTTGATCTTGTGCAAGCTCTTTTATAATTTCATTGTATTTTGCATTTTTGTGGTCTGTAATTGCGCCAATGCCCATTAAAAGCAGAATTTTCCAGTGAGATTCGATTGATAGCAACATGATTTTTTCCACATATGCGTCTTCAATATCGCATGACCACGGTTTATTATTTTTATTTTGAGTTGCGCTTGAATCATCGTGCCATCTTTTCAAGTGAGCGGGTCGATTCGGCACAAATAAATCATTAAGCGCCGCCCGCTTCACTTGCTCATTTAGCGCTTGCAACTTGTTATTCAGTTCTCTAATTTCGCCAGCATCCATTTTTTTATCGAAAAATTTGGTTGATTTCTTTTCTGATTTTTTTGAAGCCCCGTCTCCTGCGGCCACTCCAGATGTTTTCTTTTCCGCATCATTCAGTAAATCTTCAATCCGTTTTTCGACGCATTCAATTTGTTCGCATAATTTATTATTATGTTGGATTGTTCCCATAATGTCATCAATTAGCTGCGCCGGTATTTGCGCAGTTTGAAGGCAAAAACTCGCTATTTTTTCAACATCATTTGTCAAGAAAATTGTGGGTCCGTCAGTAAGCGTGTGTGCATCTGATGTGGTTACATATCCGGTGGATTCATACAGATTGTCAGCACCTTCGCCGGAATGAAAATGCTCATATATTTGTTTCCAAACTGCAGGGTCTTGTTTTATATTTTTAAGAAGAATTAAATAATAAATTTTAATGCTAATAAGTGTGATTTCATTGAAAGATGAAAAATATCTTAAAATACTGTATCTTGAATTTGAATACAGTTCATTCTTATTTACAAATGAAACGAATTCACTTATTTTATTAATTCCGAAATATCGCAGCAACGTTTTATTTTTTTCACAATGAGCAACGCTGCTGAGCACGTCAGAGTATTCGGAAAAGAGTGTGTGCGGAAGTTGAACGCAGCCGCCCTTGTTTACAATTGGAATTGATTTGCAACAGTCGTGACTCACAATGCTGAAAACGTCTCCATTTGCGAATCGAGATTTGAAATCTGCAATTGTCGTTTGCAGCTCCCTTTCGTGTGGAAGTGTTGCAGACGAAAGAATTATATTGGGTATAATATTCTGTTTCCAATTTTTGTGAATAAGTTCATGATAATCATGCGTTTGATTATCCATTGTAATTGTAGGTTCATCCCAAAACAATATGATGTCTTCGGGCTTATTAAACGCGTTCATGTAAAACATTGCGTGCAAATAGGATTGAATGTCGCTAATGATGATTTCAACATTATCTCCAACGCTGTTGTCCACCTTTCGTATTCCGCCCGTTTTCCAGTCTCTTGTTGCTTCCTTCACTGCAAAATAATGCAGTCGTATATCGTCAACGCTTCTGCATCCAAACGCGAATGCAATACGCTTTTGAATCGATATTGCCGACTTGGCTAGCGCGAGTCCGACATGGCGTGCTGCGCAAACAAATATTATTTTGTGTTTTTCGGATAGACCGATTGGTGTCAGCGTTTTTCCGGTTCCTGTTGGTGCAATATATAAAATGAGCTTTGGATTTGGTACTTTGCAATACGTAAATATTTGTTTTTGGTGTTCGTATAATCCAACGTCTTGATATTTTGTGCACAAGTGATTTTTTTCAATATAGTATTCAGAATATTTTATGAAATGAAACACGTCCAAGTCATCTTCACACAGTTCAAGCAGATGTTTAACAAATGCAACAACGTGTGTGTTTACGTGGTCAATGTGATTTTTCAAATTCACCATGAGTGCATAATAATAAGACATCCAGCTACAGCTTGAAACATCATCTCCGTTGTCATCGTCGTCATCGCTGTCGCTGTTGCTGCTGCTTTCACTTTTATCACTTTTATCGCTTTTATCGCTTTTCTCTTGTTTATATTTATTCCAAATTGCTTTTTTATCAAGTAGTAATTTACATATTCTTAAAATGGTAAATTCATACACCGTCTTGACATTAATTCCATCTTCATTATTTTCAATTCGAATTGCGTCTATTTTTTTTATGGACCCTTGACCTTGTTTTACATTTTTACTTTTTACAGTATCCATCGTCGTCGCCGAATGACATACGGATACAGCTGCTATTTTATGTTTTTTAGTCATTTCATTCACAATCTCTTCAAAATATTTTTTATATAAATGCAAGTGCATTTCTTCATAGGAAGATGTTTTTAGCACTCCAATCATGGAAATATTTTTATTATATTTTATTTGAACATCATGATAACTGTCTTTGATTAATTTTATTATTGTCAATTCATCAGATGAAACTGGAATTTCCATATTATTCCATTCTGATTTTGTCAATTTTCCTTGAGAAAATGTTTGA